AAGGAGTTAAACCAAACTATCTTGGTTAATACTACAGTATCGGCGGTTAGTTACCGAATAGAAGCGACCACAGCCACACCAGAAGCCTTTGAAGGTGTTGAGCACGCTATCAAGTTAATCTTAACCGACCTTTACGAGTTAAGAACTGAACCGGCGGTAGGTGTTAGCTTAAATGAAAACCCTGCTGTAAAAGCCCTGCTGTATCCGTACAGATTGGAGCTTTCTATATGACGTATAGAGCTGGCGAGCTGGATCAGCGAATAACGTTTCAAGAGCGTCAAAGCGTACCTGACGGTATGGGCGGTTCTACTGATACATGGGCTAATATTCCAACTCTATCAAGTGTGTGGGCGCACATGAGGCCAAAGAGCGGGCGAGAAGTTACTCAATATGACCGAGTAAACGCCGAGACTTCTTATTTGTGTGTTATCCGTTATCGGTCGGACATTTTAGAGAAGTACAGAATCTTATGGGATGGCGAGCCGTTCAATATTAGAGCCATTCCAAAACCTAAAAGCCGTGCGCTTTATTTGGAAATGGACTGCGAGCGTGGAGCGCCTCAGTAATGGCGAGAAAGTTTGATAGCGTAAAGATAGATGGCATTAAGGACGTTAACAAGATATTTGCCGAGCTTATACCAAAACATGCGCGCAATCTTTCAAGGGCTTATGTCCATGGGCTAGCATCGGACATGGCAAAGGAAGCAAAAAAAAGAGTGCCAATAAAAACAGGTACACTTAAAAAAGCAATCAAAGCAAAAAGAAGAAGAGGCAAGCCGGATAAACCCGTTTCTGATGTAATTGTCACTCAAGGCAAGGAAGAAAAAAATGATGGTTTTTACTGGTTCTTTGTAGAGAACGGAGTAGGCGGCCCAGTACCACAGCCTGAGCGCCCATTTTTAAGACCAGCTAAAGACTTGGTCGTAGCGGAAATGCCAAAAAGATCAAAAGAACAATTCAATAAAAAACTAGCTGCTTTAATAAAGCGCGAACAAAAGAAGGCCGCTAAGAAATGAGTGCATTTGAAACAGTAGTTCAGACGGCTATTTATCAGCAGTTAACAGGCAACGCGCCTTTAATGGCAGCAATAAAAGCGGTTTACGATGATGTGCCACAGCCTAATAGTTCTGGCGATGAATTAGATTTCCCTTATGTGACAATAGGTGAAGATGTTCACACAACTATCGACACAGATTTAGAACTTATGAACCAAGTAAGCATTACAGTTCACACTTGGTCTAGGTTTTCCGGTAGGTCGGAAACTAAAAAAATTCAAGGCTTGATCTATGATTCGCTACACAGAGCAAATCTGGTACAATCAGGCTACAAATTTATAAACATTGCTCAGGTAAATTCAGAGTCGCAATTAGATTCTGATGGCTTTACTAGGCACGGCATACAAACTTTTAATCTTCTAATAGAGGAATTATAAAATGGCAGGATCAGCATCTCGCGACCTCTTAATTAAAAAAGGCGCAGCAAGTTTACTAGGCATTAATGCAAAATCCATTGCAGTTGCCAAAGAGCCAATTGACGTTACAACTGACGAGGACAACGGCTACCGTTTGCTGCTTGATGTTGCTGGCACCAAAACGTTAGATATTAGTTTTTCTGGTGTAACAAAAGATGATGCCATGCGCGGCATTATCATGACGGAAGGCGGCCAGCTTTTAACAGATATTGAAGTTTCATTCCCTATTACTGGATCACAAACAACCACAGGCGATACCATTACTGGGAATTTCTTCTTTAATGGCTGGACTGAAAACGGCGGCGGTTCTGATGGCGCCATTGAGTTTGATGGTACGCTTCAATCTTCTGGTGTTTGGACGTTCACGGCGGGTTCTTAATGCAAGATTATACATTTGAGTATAAAGGGGAATCATACCGAATCCCCAAGAATAAGATTTTTGATTGCCTGTATGAGATGGGCGAAATAGTGTCTATTGCTACTATTGGCGATGTGTTTAGCTCAAATGATTTTATGAAAGCATCCCGCTTGCTTTCTTTAATGGGTGGGTACACTAAAAAAGGTGCACCCGACCCAATGGAAGTAACAAAGCATTACCTATATGAAGAAGGTGGTGCTTTGGAGGTGTATACGGCAGTAGGTGAGCTGGTGGCATTATTAAACCCGCCGGAAACCTATCACCCGCCGGAGACTGAAGAGGCGGGAAAGTAACTAGCAGCAATAATGCAGTGAAAAACCTGTATATTGCAGCGGTTAATAGTTTCTCAATATCCCCCAGTGAGTTTTGGGGGATGCACCCTACAGAATTTTGGTGGCTGGCAGAAGCTAAAGCACCACACGCATTTCAAGAACCGCAAAGAAAGCGCCTTTTAAGATTATTGGAGAACGGCTTCGATGGCTAACGAATCGGATATATTTGTACGCTTTGGCGCAGACATTGACCCACTAAAAAAAGGCGTAGATAAGGCCACTGGCACCCTTTCACAGTTCGGCACCTCAGCACGAAAAACGACAAACCAACTTGGCAAGCTTGGCGTAGCAGCAACCGCAGCAGGCGCGGCCATTGGTATTAAGTTTGTTAACGATTCTCTAGATGCTATCGACTCTCAGGCTAAGCTAGCTAAACAGCTTAATACAACATCTGTATCTATAGCCACGCTTGAGCGCGCTACAGACCGCTCTGGCATATCTATGGCCAATGTTGAAACGGCGGCAAAAAACCTAGATATAGCACTTGGCGAGGCTCAGCAGGGTACAGGCGTTGCAGTAGAAACTCTCGAAAGATTGAATCTTACAGCCAAAGACTTAGAGGGAATGACGCTTGATAAGAAAATATTAACAATAAATGAGGCTATAAAGCAAAATATACCAGTAGTTGAGCGGGGCGCGGCTGCTGCTGATTTATTTGGCAAGAAAGCAGGCTTTGCAGTTACTCAGCTTGATGCAGAAACAATACAGGCAGCAAAAGAGGAGGTTATAGGCTTTGGCGTTGCGGTTTCAGATGTAGATGCCGCGAAAATAGAAAATGCCAATGATGCAATGGGAAATATCAGCCTAGCAGTAAAAGGCGTGTCTAATCAGCTTACTGTCACGCTTGCGCCTATATTGGAGCTTATTGCTAACGACTTTAAAAAGGCGGCTATACAAACGGGCGGCTTTAAAGAAGAAGGTGTTGCAGCGGTTCAGGGCGTTGCAAGCGCGGTTGGATTTTTAGGTCACGCTTTCAGGGGTGTTGAAATTGCCTTAGCGGGTTTAGATGTAGGTTTTCAAACGCTTAAAACTGGCGCACTAGGCATCGGCGCTATTTTCTCTGATGAAATGGCGGCAGCAGCAGATCAAGCCGCCGGAGATATGGCGGTAAGCATTGACGAGCTAAACGCCAAGCTAATGGAGCCGCTACCCAGCGAGGTAATCGATGGTTACATTGCCAAGCTAACAGACGAAAGAATTCTAGACGCGAAAAAAACCCAGCTAGAAACAATGAACGAGCTAGACGCTCAAGCTGGAGCAACAAGAGTACAAAAAGAAGAAGAAATACAAAGCGCCATGGCTCGGATTAGGCAGTCATGGGGTAAAAAACAAACAAGTGCAGTAAGTACCATGTTTTCAGACCTTTCTACATTGCAGCAGTCCGGCAATAAGAAAATGTTTGAGGTTGGCAAAGCGGCTGCGCGTGCTCAGACAGTAATGAGCACTTATGAAGGCGCACAAAAGGCGTATACATCGCTTGCTGGTATTCCAATTATCGGCCCTGCTTTAGGTGTTGCAGCGGCAGGCGCAGCAATCGCGGCGGGTGGTATTAGGCTTCAGGCTATTAACAGTACGTCATTTGGTGGTGGCGGCTCAGTATCAGCAGGGGCGGCGAGTGCAGCACCAGCAGCAGCAAGCGCACCAGCAGCAGCGGCACCACAACCACAAGCCCAGCAGGTAGAAATAAGCGGTATAAATGCTGGCGACATGTTCAGCGGTGAGCAATTATTTGGCTTAATAGATAAGCTAAATGAAGCTGGCGAAGACGGAAAAACATTAAATGTGAGCGTTGCATAATGGCACTGATAATAAGTAATAATTTAGTTGTAACTCAGCAGCCGGATATGGGGCAGTCTGGATTAATTGGCTATCAAAACATTTTAAATGTGAACAATGTCACAGCATCAAGCGCATTAGATACAAACCCAATTACTAATGTAGCAAACCCTGCAACGGCCTATACT